TATTAGGAAACTTGATAGCATTTATAGATGTTCCTGGTTGTCCACTCTGTCTTCTAAATATCTTACCAGGAAAAATTTTCATATCTTGTCCAGGCACTAGTTGTGTTTCATCAACATCAAATACTAAATTACCTGACAATGCTAGATTATCAATAGCCATTCTTGCATGACCATTCATAATCTGTTGTGAGTCTTCCATATTTTCTGGAACACCAATACCAAAGAACTGATATGGATTTAATTCATATGGACATACCATAAATGGTAGTCTAGTAGGTTCGAATGGATTCTCTACCATTCTTAATACTTTACCACCACATATCCATGCATTGACACTAATTACACTCTTATCACTCTCTATACCACACTCTTCTGCCATCTCTTTTGATATGACACCCCAATACTCTAATACCTCAAATCTATTCTTATAAATAGTTTCTACAGTTTCTCTGTTGTATAAGGAAGATTCATAACCTCTAACCTGATAGTTTGGTCCTTCTTCTAGACACATATCAATAGCTTCCTCATTAAAATATGGCATCTTTCTTAGATCAGAAAACTGTTGTCTATTTAGTGAGTGTCTCTGTATTACATAATCACAATCATTTATATTAGTAGCATTTGGATCTGCATAAAAATCCCAACATGATACTGCCTCTACTTTTGGAACTGTTTTAATTTTTTTAACATGTACATTTATCATATTACCATTTGCATCTTCACCAGTATCAAATGCGTGATAAGTATGGTCAAAACTAAATGGACCTTTTAATATTCCAGTTCCTAATAAACACATCTCAAAGAATACGTGTCTTAGAACTGTTATAGCACTAGACTCTTCTAATTGATCATGTAATAATTTTTCTAGATGTCTTGCAGCTATATCTGCTGGTTGTATCTGTGGTTCACCCTGATTAGCAGGACCCTCATCAAAACCAACATTCTCAAACTCTTGTGCTAAATTTTTCATCAGCATATCAGCTGTAGCACCAGGTGGTATCTCTCTACCATCACCTTTGAATCCATATGGATCCTGTATTTGTTCCTGTTGTGGTTCTGGTTTCTTAGGTTTTAAATGTGCGTACTCAGGTATCTCTTCTGGAACCTGTGTAGGATTAATACCTAATGGAAACTTACCACTAGAGAATAATACTTCTATCAACTGACCGAAAGCTGCTAATACTTTAGTCTTTGTTATCTTAACAAATACTCTTGATTTCTCATTAGATCTAAAAACCATTTCTGGACCATATAGTCCTCTATAGTTTCTATAAGCCTGTAACCATCTCTTCTCATCATATAATCTAGAGTTCTCTGATTGATAGAACTTCTCTCTTATATGTCCAACAATAGGAGATGACTCACTGACTTCCTCAGCTGATTTATGTTCTTCTTCGTGCATTAATATATATTAGTAGTCTCTTTCTTCAGCCATTCTAAAGATTGCTGGATCTACTTTTGACTTTGATTTACCTTTCTTATCATTACCATCACCAGTCATATCTCCTTGCTTAACTTTTGAGTTAGGATCTATAGCCATTGGATCATTTGGTCTCTTAGGTGCATCAGGTGCTAGTTCTCCTTGCATGTATCTTTTCATCATGATTGTTGTCCTCCTTAATCTATTTTACTTTTTAATAAATCTACTGCTCCGTAGACTTTATCTTTGCCTTTCTGAAATATAGTATTCATCGTAAATTTAGGTGTAGCTTTAGTTTGACTCACTCCGTAATTCATACCATTCTTAGGTTTCTGTTTTACAGTCTTATCTTCTTTTTTTTCTGCAGCTTCTCTTAGATCTTTATCCTTAATATCTTTGGGTGTTTTATTATTTTTATCATTAGCACCAGCAAAAATCTTAGGTATAAAGTTACTATTAGGTCCTAAATTATTTTCTTCCATTAGTAATCCTTTTCATCAGCCATTCTAAATACAGCATCATCTACATGCTTAGAGCCTGGCTCACTTGGTTGACTTACATCATACTCAAATGGTTGATACTTCTTAG